TTAATCATTAATAAACTTATTTACTATTTCTATTCTTGTATAATTATAAAATTTTATAAATGTCTTTTTAAATATTTTTAATATAGTCCTTTCTCTAAAACTTAATTCTTTTACTACTTCATCTAATTCCTCCATACATTCCTCCATCATTTGACAAATTTGATTTCAGATTGTATATTATATATAAGTTGATTATGTATAATATACAATCTTCTGAGATAGTTTCGAGTTCCAGTCGAGCTATCTCTTTTTTATGATTGTATTACAACCTTTTACAAAAGGCAACAAAAATCGACCGCGCTATTCGACACAATTGGTTCGCTTACAGCGACAGACTATTCAATTTTGAATAATTATTATAAAATATACAGATACTATTTTTAAGAGGTTATTATGTATATTTTTGATATTAAGGGGATTAGAAAGAAAAAAGGAATATCTATTAGAGAATTAAGTAAAAAAACAAATATATCTAGGTCTTACTTATCTGAATTAGAGAATAACAAAAAAATAAATCCTACTTTGCAATCATTGCTTAAAATTGCAAGTGCTTTGAATGTTAATGTTAAAGATTTGTTTTATACTCGATTTGATATTGAAGATTTGAAAAAAGAAATGTATAAAAGGATTAAAAAATTTGGATTAGAATCTGAGGAAGCTCTAGAAGTTAGTCAGTTATTAGATTTAGTTTTGAATATAAAAGATGATGCCTAGTTTTATACTAGGCATTTTCATTGATTAATTTTTTTAAAGTTTTTCCTGAAACATATTCTATTGTTCTTGCACTTAATAAATTGTTTTCATTTGCTATTTTATTCCATTGAGTTTTAGTAAAATATTTATTCTGCTTTTTTAAGTATTCAATACTTTTTTTATAAATATTCATACTACCACTCTCCTTATTATGTTAATTATAGCATAATAAAAGTGATTATTTTGTCGAAACTTGTAACATTTTATTTTTTATTGACATAGATATATATTTTTGATAATATATTTTCAAATTATTAGAATACTCACCAGCGACATCTTAGGTGTATTAATCAGCAGTTGTTATTGCTGGTATACAGCAGTATATCTTTCACAACTGCTGATATACTGCATCTAAGAATGACAGTTTATATTTTCGTTTTGGGAGGTGAGTAAATGGAGATTATAATAGCTATCGTGGTTTTAGTTTTCGCTTTAGGCTATCTTTGTGAAAAAGCTACCAATTTCTTAAAGGAATTGCATTATTCTAAACCTACTAAGTTAGGGAAAGGTTTTGAAGCTAAATTGGCAATTATGCCGATAGATAAAAAAAGTGAAGTTTGCGCTAGCCACACAAACTCCAATTCTGATAATTTGGGAATGTAAGGGACAACCCTTACTTTCTTATTTATTATATTCATTCGTACATTTTATATACATAAATTTCTTAAGTGTCAATATTACAATTAAATATTTCATAAAAGTAATATTTTTGTAATATTTTTGTAACAAATATATTAGCATTTCTTTTATTTTCTGTCAATATTATAACATATATTTTTATTTTTTTCAATGGCCTTCTATTTGAAATTTTCCCTAAATATAGCTAAAATCCGACCTTTTAAAATCGATTTTAAGCAATTTAAATTTTTAAGTAATATAGTTTTATGCCTCAAAATTTGTTCAAAAACATAAATTTTTCTTGTTGATAAGTTTCGACAGTATTTTTAAATTTAATGTGATATAGTATAGAAAAAAGGAGGAATTATATGGAACTTGTAAAAGAATGTTCATGTAACAAGAAGTATTATTTTATTAACAAAGGATATGAAAAAATAGCAAAAACTAATAATGGAAGTAGAATTGATTTTTCTGATACAATATTAGATTTTGATAATAATGTATTAACTTTTGAGTGTACTAGTCCTACTTGTAATAATACTATTAAAATTAATTTATCCGAAGAAGAAAAAGCACTATATATTTTATATACTACTATCATCGTAGTAAGTGAACAAATTAAAATTGCTGATATTTTAAATGATATAAAAAAAGAACATTACTGCAAAGGCAATGAAGTTTTAAAAAAATATTTAAACGAATTAAAAAGTTTCAATATTTTGTCTATTGAAAATAAAAATTTAACAATAGCAATTACCAAAGATATTTATCTTGATTCAATAAATTTAATACTTAGTTCAATAGAGGCAGAATAAAATCTGCCTCTTTATTTTTATATTTTTTTACAATAGTCTAAGCATATCCAACCACTGTTGGTTAGTCCCCAATTTTTGTTTACTTTTGTAACTGTGCAAACTACACCTTTTCTGTATCCTGAATATTCTCCACCTAATTTACGATTTTGTTGTCTAGCATTTGCAGATAATTGTTTATAGCCTTTTCTTGAATATTTTGTTCCAGCTCCCCTTCTTACATTTAAATTAGATGTTACTTTATATTTTCCTGTAGTATATCTGCGAGATTTAGTTGTAGTAGATTTTTTCTTGCTAGGCATATAACTTGTTAGATAATCACTACAAATCCATCTATTTGCTCCTATTTCGCTCCAATTACCACTTGTAGAATATATTGTTACTTGTGTTCCATTTGCTATAGCTCCAACTTTTTTCCCGTTAGGACAGTTTCTTACATTTAATCCACCATTTGCTTTAACAAATCTTGTATATGTATTTGTAACAACTGGTTTTGTATTATTTGTTGGTACATTTTCATCGTGTGCATATGCAAAAAATCTTGTATAGTTTGCATATTTTCTAAAATTATCTATTGAGCAGTATACAGTATTTCCAGAAACTGTTACTTTTCCTCTACGTGTTGATGTCTCAAATTTTCCTGAATAAAGATAAGGATCATATATTTTTAATGTATCTCCATCAATTCCAACTATTAGAATTAAATGTCCACCTGTTGTGAATAACCCATTTGCACAACTTGCAGCTACATAGTTATTATTTCTTAATAATTCTACTGCTCTGTCTAAGTTGTATGTTTCTTCGTAAGCAATATCAAATTCATCTGCTACTGCTCTAAAAGCACTTAGATATGTTCCGTTGTTCGAACTTCTATAACCATATTTTACAAATAAATTGCACATTGTATCTGGTGTTATTGCTCCTTTTGTTGCAGTAACTATCATTGAAGCACATGTTGGAGCACAGCCACTTGAACCTATTGTTTGTGAACCATTTCCACAACTTGTGTATGGTTTATTTGCCCATCTACTATCTAATTGAGAATAATATGTTAATCCTTTATAGTCTCCAAGCTCAACATCCCAATTTTCTGCTTTAACTCCTTCATAAGCTATTTGTCCTTGCAATTCAAAGCCTTCACTTTCAACATCTTGCTCAACTGCATTTTCTTGTTCTTCTGTTTGTTCGTGTATTTCTGTACTTGGCAATGCTTCAACTTGTTCATCTGTCATTTCATATGTATTTATTGCATCCACTATTGTGTCTACTGCTTCATTTACTTTGTCTTTATCTATTTTCCCTGTTTCTGTGTAATTTACATATACACCAAATAAAATAGCAGTAGCTGTTAATATTGCTACCGCTATTGTTAATATTCTTTTTTTCATTATAATCTTCCCTCCTTTACCAGGTCCTCCCATTTGTTGTGAATATATGAATTTCCATTTAAAGAAATATATTCTTCATATATTTCATAAGCTCTTTTAATTTGAATTTCAGTTTTAGTTTGTCCTTTTTCCACCTCTGACAAAAAATCTGTTAAATATGTTTTATCATGTTCTCTGTTTGTTTTGTTTATTTCTTCTTTTAGTTCTTTTTTTATATCATCAATTGTTTGTATTTTTTTGTTTGTTTTATTTGTCATATATGTAGTGATAATAACACCTATAACTGGAATTATTGCTACTATTATAGATATCATATCCCTATTCTCCTTGTAATTTATTAATTTCGTCTCTTAATGCTTGTCTTTGCTTATGTAGTTCTTCAATGTCGTAAGGCAATTCTAAACCAGCAAGTTTATATTCATTGCATTTTATTATTTTATAATCGGATTCATTAAGTTCACTTTGTAACTCTTTTATTTTAGCTTGTTTTTTTTCTTTTGTCTCTCGATTTAATATTTCTTGATATTTTTCTTCATCAAATATCCATTTCTCATTTTCAAATTTACAAGAAATTTGCTTTTTCATGTCTTCGTATGGAGGTAATTCACTTATTTCAACTCCTCCGACAATTTTTCCTTCAACAGCATAGTTTCCTGTAAAATAACCTTGTTCATCTAATAAAATATTCATTATTTTCCTCCTTGTTTATTTGTAAATAACCTCAATAGCTTCAATTTTCCCATTTGACGCATTGTTAAATACTAATTTATTATCTGTAGCATATTCAAATACATAACCACATCTGCCTATAAAAATTGAACCAGAAGTTTTATTATCCATTTTCAAACAAAAATCATAAAATCTTGTTAATCCCGCTTCAAAATGATTATAGATAGTTCCCCATGTTATTTCATTTCCGTTCAAAAAACTATCAATATTTGCTTCGTGCCAGCAATTACTTCTATTATCTTTAAACCTTATTCTTTTTATATTATTAAAATTAATTCCTGTTGATATAGTATTTCCTGTTGTTGCATTTCCTGTCCAAATTGTTTTCCATCTGTACGGTTTCATTAGCTCCACACTCCTCTCACAATAAATTCAAGTGTATCGTTACTTTCTAAGTTCCAATCGCTTGTACTTTTAATTTTATTACTTATGCTTCCATTGCTTCCTATTTCGCAGTAATGTCCACCAGTTCCAGCGTCATCTGAACTTTTTATTAGTCTTTCCCCATTTAAGTAAATGTCTAAAACATCTGCTCCTACCTTGTACTTGCATGGAATTTCTATTTCTTCTCCTGCGGTTTTATCTGCTGTTATTGTTAATTTGTATTTGTTCACATCAATTAGTTCACTTAAAATTTTCTTATTGTGAACAATTCCTGTACTATCCCAATATGTATTATTTTTTAATTTTATTGATTTACTCATAGTTCCTCCTTTACCATTCTAAAACAGTTTCATAGTCTAGAATTTTATTATTTAATATTCTGCCTTGATTTGCGCTTAACGCGTTCGTAGTAGAAGTTGAAGTCAAATTGTCAGTTACAGTTGTGTTGTTTGCCCCTTTAGCTATTCCATCTAATTTTGTTTTATATGTACTTGTAAAATCATTTGTAGATAACCCCTTTCCGCTGACTTTATCAACTTTATTTGTAATTTTATCATTTAACACCTTACCTTGATTTGCACTTAATGCACTTGTTGTTGACGTACTTGTTAAATTATCTATTACAGTTGTGCTAGCTCCGCTTCCTGTTATCCCATCCAGTTTTTTCTTATCAGTTGCCGACATCAAACCTGCAGTTGTTTGCGTTGCTACGCTGTACTCTGTATTATTATCTGGTATTGTAATAGTTTGTGCTGTACCTGATGATGGTGTTAATGTTATTTTATGTCCATTGTTAGCATCTTGAGTTAACGTATATGTTGTGTTTGTATCAGTTGTTTTATTAGCACCTTCTGCAATTCCATCTAACTTTTTTTTATCTGCTGCTGACATAAGTCCTGCAACAGTTTGTGATGCTGCACTATATTGTGTATTATTATCTGGTATTGTAATAGTTTGTGCTGTACCTGATGATGGTGTTAATGTTATTTTATGTTTGTCTGTGCTATCTTGAGTTAGTGTATATGTTGTATCGTTTGTAGATACAGTTACTTTTGAAGTATTTCCATTTTCTACTAACGACAAAGTATTTCCTTCTAAATTCAATCCATACTTTGTATTAGTATCTATTGTTGGTGGTGTATAACCTAGCGCTTTCGTTATGTTTTCTTTTGTTAATTCTTCTCTTATGCTTGCAGATGATTTATTTTCTACGTTTCCGAGACCTAAATTATTCTTTGTAATATTTATATTACCTGTTCTATATACTATTTCTGAATCACCCTTAACTCCCGTCACAGTGTTTACCTGAGCACCTTCTGAAATTCCTTCAAGTTTTGTTCTATATGAACTAGTGAAATCATTCGTAGATAATCCTTTTCCTTCTTCTTTGTCTACTTTATTCGAAATTTCGTTTTTTATTTTTGTGTCATCATATTTCATTGATTCAAGCCATTCTTTTTCAGTACCTGTAAATCCAAGTGATACAGCAACTTCATATGCACTATCACCTTTTATTAATGGAATTTGGCTTAATCCATCAATTTTGATTTCTTCTTTGTTTATGTTTTTTAAGTCATTTATAATTATTTCCACTACTCATCCCTCCTAAATGTTATCTCATCAGTAAGAGTTATTGTTCCAAGTCCTAGTGTCTTGACGTAATCACCTGATTTTAATTCAATATCATATTGATATGTATTATATGCTAAATCAGATGTATCATCAGATGTGATTTCAAAAACAAAATATCCTTCTGAATATTTAATTTCTGTTGGGAATATTTTTTGTATTAATAATTTTTTACTGTTTTGATTTTCTTTTACCGTAAAATACAAATTTTCTGAGTTTGTCAGTTTTAATGGTTCTCCATTTCCATCTTTTAGTTGGAATTTTATGTATTGAGTATCTCCTCTTGTAAATTCTAAATCCATTTTTATCCTCCTTTTATATAAAATTTTTCATTAATCTAAATCCCCCTTTCTTTTAAATAATCAATCAATTCATTAAGTTTATTTGTAATTTCGATATTTTCTAAATCATATCTATTTACTAACTCTTGAATTGTTTGTGGTAGTTGTCTATCTTGATTTGAAAGTTTACTGTTACTTTTTATTTTTTCTATCATTTTTCCTCCCATAAAATAAAGCACTAGAATTAATCTAGTGCTTTATTAATTATTTCTACTAATTAAATATAAGATTCCTATAATAATACCAATACAAACAAATATAATTAAAACTGTACTATTACTGTTTTTTACATTATCCTGCTTATATGTATCTAACTCTTCTTTCAACTTTTCTATTTCTTTATTGCTCTCCATATTGTCATTTTCTAAAGAATTATACTTTTCAAATAAAGAATTATATGATTGGCTTAAATCTTCTAGGACAGAATATAATTCATCGACAGAATATATATCTGTATATATATCTGTTTGTCCATCACTATTCGGAATTTTCACTTCACCATCTAAGTCTTGTAAAATATTACAATATGTTCTTGGTATACACATTATTTCAATTAGTATAATAATAATAAATACTTTATATATCTTTTTCATTTATAATCCCCCCTTTTTATTTATTATAAATTATACTAATTGCACTTTCTGTCGAAATTTGTAAAATGTAGGCATCTTTACCATTTTATTGTACCATTTTTATATACTTTAAATCCCTGCATTCTATCATATATTTTTAACTTTTCATCTTTAGTTGTATCTGGTAAGTTATCAATAATTTTAACAACCTTTCCCATTTCAGATGATGTTAATTTATATTGCATACCAATTAATAATAATTTTGAATCATAATTAATATTCATATTATTGACATAATTGTATACTTTAGTCTTCTTACTATTGCTTATTGCTTTTCCATTTAAAGTTCCATCATCTTTTTTATCACTTTCAAAATCTTGTTGTTTATACTTCAAATATTCACTTATATTTATATTCGTTTTTTTCAATATTTTGTTGTATGAATCATCTTCTTTTCCTATTGTATTGCTATATATAGATGATTTAGTCTTATCAGAATAATTAGCATTAGCTAAAACATTCATCTTATCTTTAGCTTTGTCTAAACCATCAGTTGCTCCTATATAAACAAAATAGTCATTAACAACTCCACCATCTTTCTCTACAGCTTCTGCTGTTTTATACATTATACTTTGTTTCATTTCTAATTTATTATTTTTAGCGTAATCGACTTTATTACACTCTTTAGCATATGAATATATGTTTTCAATTGATTTCTGTTTTTGTTCATCTGTTAATTTTTTATACTCTTTGCTTTTTACTAAGTTATTCAACATTTTATAAGATGTTTTTCCAAAATTTTCTTTATATTTTGAATATTCATCTACAGTTAGTCTATATTTTTTACTATCGATTGTTAAAGTTTTATCTATTGTGTCTGGTAGAATAGAACTTTCTCCTGTTTTTTCATATAAGTTGTTCAATGCTTTATCAACGTCAGTACTAGCAATACTTTTTCTAGTCCATGGCAATATTGCATTTTCTAATCCTCTTTGTAATTTATTTTTAGGTTGTTTTATATCTTCTCCCCATATATCTGTTTTTGTAGGAAGCATCTGCCTTAATCCTGGTACTTTAGACATTATTTGGTTTTTAGTTGAATCAACAGCTTTAGGTAATATTCCTGATTTAGTTGATGTTGTTGACCTTTCATATTCATCTGTTGTTTTAGCAATTTGCCCTAATGCAGTTGGGAAAAATTGATTAACATAAGATTTAACCGAATTTGTTCCCATGTTTGCAATCATTTGTGCACTACCTTGTTCATAACTAGACAATGCCGATGTCAAGCCACTAAGCATAGACATCTCAGCCATAGGATTCATTGAGTTTGTCATAGCATTTAGCAAATTTGTTCCACTTTCTAAAACTTTATTATATCTGCTATTTTCATCTGTTGAAGAAGAACTTTTTTCTTCTTTTTTTGCTTGTGCCATCTCTGCCATCTCTGCACCAACAAATAAAGGTATTCCTGTAGGAGCTAACCAATCTAATGAATATGTATTATCTCCTATTCTTATAGAATATGTTTGTTTACCTCTCGATTCGTCGTAGCTTTCTTTGTCATCATCATCGCCTCCACTAGCTTTTAATATTCCAATATCTGCTAAAGCATATCCTACTAAAGATATTCCTGTTCCAGTTAAACCTTTAGAAATATTATCAATATATTTATTAACAGTAATATTTCCTTTTCTTAATTGCACTGTATCATATATCATACTTTTGGCAAGTCCTAATGGATTATATTCAAGTCCAGATTTAGCAACATTTAGTGGAGTCTTTACAAATGGTAAAATCGCATCAGTTGTATATTTAGCAAATCTATTTTTATTAGATAATTGATTTATTAGAGATGCTAATTTACATTCCTGATGAAAAGTAGCTTCTTTTGCTTGTTCAACAGCATAATTTCTAGCTTTAGATAATTGTGCATCTGTTATATTATCAGGAGTTAATTTATTTGCTGTCATATACTCTGCCAAAGCCTTTTTATAACCTGCCTTTAATCCCCAACCATCTTCCGCTTCTAAAGCATTATCATTAAGATTGAACAATTTACCTAAAGTATTCTCCATTGCGTCACTTTTAAATGTTCTCATATTATTCTGTAATCTACTTTTAGGATTATACTTATTTTCATTTAATCCTAATCTATCTGCAATATTTACTATGTCATTTTTAGCAAAATCTTTTACTTCTGAACTTGCAGGAACAAAAGTATGTGTTCTTTCCATTTTTGGATCAACTTTACCTACAATCGCTTCTATTGTACCAGCAACTTTATTTTTGAAATTCTGTGTTTTCCCCATAGCGAAGTTTCCAACTATATTTCTAATATGTGTTCTAGGATTAGCAAGCATAGAAAAATATCTCCAACTGTCTATCTTTTCCATAGTAGTCTTAGAAACTTGTTGTCCTAATTCCTTATAAACCTCATCTAAATTATTTTGTAATTCTTCATTATTTTTTGAATTAGTAATTTTCTCTAACATTTCTCCAGTTAAATCAAACTGTTGGGCTTTATCTCCTCTAGCTTTTTTTAAGTCATTATTCATCTTTTCCACAGACTTTTGTAACCATATTGCCTGCCCCTCTGGTGTTTGATGATTTAATAAACTCATTGCTTGAACAGTTTGACCTGCTGTAGTACCAGCCATAGCAGTAGCTTGAATTGTCTCTTGTAATTTAACTTTATCTCCTACTTTTGAATAATACTGAATTAGTCTTTCTCCAACAGCAATATCATCTGCCTTTATGTTGCCACCTGTCATAGCTCTTGACATTAAACTATTTAATTCACTTTCTGCTCCTCCAATTTTTATTCTTTCATCAGCTCTTTCTATTTGTTTTTCATTAGATTCAGGAACATATGTATCTGTTCCCATCAATTTCTTTGATATTTTTCGAGCTTCTTCACTTGAATACTGGCTATGTATTATAGAATCATAATGTTTTCTTTGTTTTGTTTTGTCATTATCTGGAAATTCACCAATTTTAAGTTGATTAATATTTGTATCATTTTCAGGCAAATTAATAGAACTCTTATTAAAGTTTTCTATTTCTTTTCCATATAATTTTTTATGGAAATTATTTAAACTAAAATCTATTGTCATATTAGTTTCTTGAGATAATACATTATTGTAATCCCATTTTTCTCCTGTTCTCATTTCTGCAAATCTATCACATAGTATTTCTTTGGCTATTGCATAATCAGATGGTATTTTATCTTTTTGCCCTTTCCAAAATATATTTTTTTGTTCTTCAAATTTATTGTCATTCATTATTTTTTCAATAGCTGGCATAATAGTATCATCTGATAATTTTCTATTATGCCTGATGTCACTCTCCATTATCTCATGATTAATAACTTTATCTTCTCCATAATGTTGAGCTGTATTTCTATCTATATAGATTTTTCCTTTATCAGTTAATGATGCTCCAGCTGTATAGTTTTGATTTTCGTCCCCATCAAAAAAGACAATATCTTTATTATATTGTCTTTTATAATTATTCATTTTTTGTTTTTGTTCTTCGGTAAGATTTGATTGCTCACTTGGTCTAATTGTTTGTTCAAATTTTTTATATTCTTCTGTTGTGTATTGTCTACCATCTGAGGATTCTTTCTCAAGAATACTGGTATCGTACTGTCCAGATAATTTTTCCATTCTTCCTCTTTGAATCTGCCCATTTAAATCACTCTCACTTTCATTTGCATTATTATACAATGAATTTTGATTATTTTCAACTTTAGCATATTGTCCCTCCGCTCCATCTATCCATGCAACATCATCTATATTAACTTCTTTTGAATAAAGTTTACTTGGATCTCCTCCTGCATATTGAGAAGCTTCCATAATAGACGGACTTATAAATGTTCCCTGTTTTATTGGATACGAACTATAAATTGTTATTTTCCCAGTTTCTTTTGATTTTTTTGCCATTTCTTCTGTAAAGTCTGGGTCAAATCCTGAATATTCTCCTCCCTCATAAAAAGCTTCTTCAAAACTTTTTATATCATCTACACTTCTAATCCAAGTATGCATATCATCGTCTGCTGGATTATTTTTATTTATAATATCTAGTTGTTGTTGTTTATGACTATCAGCAAAATTAAAAGAACTAGACTTTTCTAGTTCTTGTTCTTTAGGTTTGTTTTTCTTTTCATTATATTCTTGAATAGCTTGTTCTTTCTTTATTTGTTCTGCTTTTTGATACTCATCTACATTATTATATCCTGCCTCAAGAGCCCTTATTTCTGTATTAATTTTACTTCTTTTTAATATTCCCATTTCTGATGTATCAATTTCTTTTAGTTCTTTTATTCTTTGTTGTCTTTGTTCCTCTGACATTTGATTTTGAGCAACTTTATTTTCTGTTTGATTAATTTGTTGTTCTGGTGAAATAATTTTATTGTTTGTTGTTCCTGATTTATTTTCTAGTGCTTCTATTGTTGTTTCTATAGCTTGCATATCATTATTGGTTACTTCATTGTTTTTCGTATAATTTTCTAATGATTCTTTCAATTTTGATTTTTCATTTTCATTAATATTTGCATTTTTAATTCTATTTTGAATATTATTTACAGAGCTTGTTTCTGTTTGATTTACTATTTCTTGCGCTTTATTTATCCAATTTTGTGCATTTTGATTAGCTTTGTTTTCATTTTTTATTGTTTTTATATCTCCAGCCAATCCACCAGTTAGAGTATTTAAAACTAAAGTTGAAAGCATTGTTGTTACAGCTGTATCTCCAAAATCTTTTAAACTATATGTTGCATTTTTATCTGTAGTTCCTTGTTTTATAAAAGTATCTAATACATCGGATATAGTTTCTTCAAGAACTTCTCCACCTAAATTATAGCCTTGTTTAGCTAGAAATTTTCCGACATTAGATTTTACTTTAGTTGAAATACCTTTTTCTACTATATCATCTAATGCACCTTTCCCAAAGATATTAAGTCCTCCTGAAATCATCTCTGTGCCTATTTCTATTGCTCTTTGTGTATCACCAATTTTTACCGCTTCATCTAGGCTTTCTCCTTTATTTAAAGCCTCTTTTGTAGCACTTCCTTTAGCTCCTGTTCCCATTAATGCTAATCCAACATTAGGATTTCTTGTTATTGCTGTTCCTGCTATAGATGGAACCATTCTACCTACAGAACCAAGAACTTCTCCAGCCAAATTAGTTCCAGTTCCATATTTTTGTGCTTCTTCATTTAGTTTTTCATTATTTTTATAATATGGCTCTGATATTTTATCTCCTGCCTTTAGTACCTTTTCGCTAGCTTGTTCTGGTAATATTTTTCCTAATAATTGTGTTGAATCATCAAGTGTATTTTTTACAGGTAATATTTTTTGAGCGTTAGAGACTGAATTTAATCCTTGAGCCACAACTTTTTCCTTAAATGTTTTATTTTTATCTGTAATATTTTTGATACTATCTTTCAAATTACTCTGAAATAATTTGTTCATAGTACCTGCTGGATTTGCTATATTAAGTAGGTTTTCAACATTATTCGCTATATTTTCTGAAATTTTTTGTTTCTTCCCTCTTTGTAGATTATTAGCTATTGTTTGTGTTTCAGCTTCTCCAATACTTGTAACTCCTCCTAAAGCTTCATTTCCGAACCTTTTTGCTACATATTTAACTCTATCCCATATGCTTATATTATTACTATTACTTTTGCTTTTTTCATAATTATCATCTAATGATTTTTTTAAAGTATTATAATTAGGATAATCTTTATATGCTCTTAACAATTTTCCTCTTGTAAGAGTTTTATCTTCATTATTTTTAGAAGCTATTTTTTCAAACTTTTCTTGCGTTTCCTGTTTAACTTGCTTAGCTTGTTCAAGATATTGTTGCTCTTGTTCTTGAAGTTGTTCCCATATTTTTTTGGCCATATTATTTCCTCCTAAATATCGTAATATTTTAATAGTTCAGCCGTAGAATTAAATGATTTTTTTGACAAATTATCGTATACTTTAATATATGGTGAACCGTCCGCATTAACACCTTTTAATGGGCTTATATTTGACAAAATTTGTTCTTTTGTATATTTTTGAGGGTTTGCGTTACTTGAATTATTAGATGTATTAAGATTTATGGTGTTAGTTGATTTCTTTTTGCTTGACTTGCTAGGAAGACCTCCTTGCAGATAAGTTATACTCTTTTAACCATTGACTATCTGCCACTGCATCTCTTTCTTTTTGATAATCAAATTCTCTTTGCCATTGATTATCAGATACAGCATCTCTATTTTGTTGATAAGCAAATTCTTTTTCCCAATTAGACTGTGTAAGTGCATCTTGAGTTTTTTGGTATTCGAACTGGTCTCTATTTGTTTTGTATTCATAAGCCTGCGTTAATAATTGCATTTTTTGTTGATATAGTTCTAATGCATTTTGTGCTTTGGTTATATCTCTTTGAGCTATAGCATCATTTATTTGATTGTCTACATCTGCTTTTAATTTACTTGAATTTATTAATGTTTCACTTACACTTTTTTGATAAGTGTTATACAAGTTAGCTTGTGTTGTTTCTGCATATCCACTATTAGCTAACCCTTTTGATGCTAAATTCTCAGCATTTTCTCCATAAGGATTAGATGCTTTTCTATATTCAACATAAGCTCCTTTGTTTGCTTTTGTTGCATCTCTATCATATTCTTCTTTCTGCCTCTCCATTTGAGCAACATCTAAAGCTGTTTGCTGGTCTGTTATCTTGTTTTGTTTCTCAATTGTATCGTCAATCATTGATTCTTGACTGTTTATTAATTTATCTATATCTTCATAACCTGTTTGTGATGCCAATTATTTCACCTACTTTCTACCATGTTTCAATTTCATCATACTTAAGCATTTGCTCATCTACATATTGAATTACTTCATTTTTTGTGTTTTTATTTAAAGTTTGAACTTCTTCTGTTAAAGTTTCATTAATATAGCTTTTTATTGTATTTCCTGCTTTATCAAAAGCAGCTTTCAAATCATCAGCTTGCATTGATGGTTTATCTGGAAGATTGCTAATATTATTTAAATTTTCATTTAACTTTGTTAAAATCATATATACCTCCTATTTTTTGACATATCCTCCAACAAAAGCTTCTAATATTGCACTGTATATTCCAAAAGGCTTATCTAATTCATCTGAATAGAATTTTAATGAAAGTTCTGTAAATTTCTTTTCCTTTATCTTGTATACTATATATGAACTAACTCCCGTATTAAATGTAAAGTTTGAAAAATCTATATTATTAAAGTCAAATCCTGTTGTACTATATTCTTTTATAAATTTTCCGTTTAAATCTTTGTTAGTAATTTCAGAAACTTTCACCATTCCATTTGGAATAGTTTTTATTTTTGCTATTCCTCCCCTTTTATTGGTTGTTTTAGTCATATTTCCATATCCAAAATTATCCATTGGCATTGTCCAATAACTATTTATTGCTTCTCCATTATCATTTGTACCTTCAAAAACAAAAATAGAGCCATCTTTGGACCCTATGTATAATTTGTCTTTGTATTCTTTTATTATTGCTGGTTTTGCACTAGCTATATTCCATAAATACCATTCATATTCAGAACCGTTTATGCCTTGAAATATTTGCCTCATATCTGCTAAGTATAAAGATTCTCCTGCTAGAATTACTAAATAACCTTTCCATTCTGCCATCTGTGCTAAGCTAAAATTGTTTTCGTTTATCAATCTATTGTCAACTAGGCTACTTCTATGATTTAATAACTGTCTGCTAGTTATTTCTGTGCTAGATATTCCCTCTAATCCATTTCTACTCAAGAATACAACATCATCCTTATAATTAATTGCATCAGCATAACAACCTAAACTTATATTGCCTTGATAGTTTGGATATACTTTTCCAGTACTATCTGTAGTTGCAGTATGATAAAAAATAGTATCTTTTTGTTGACTATTTTCTTTTAAAACCCATAAAACATTGTTTCCTACAACCATTTTTTTAACTGCACTTTCACTTGTTCCATCTTCATAATAAGCTAAATCTTCTACGTACAGAGGATTATTCAATGCACAATGAAAAATAGCGTTTGGATAATCATTATTCCCACTATAAAATATTCTGTTATCAAAAACAGTTATTATTGTACAATTAGCAATTCTGTTATAATATCCCTCAACATTTTTCTTAAATGTCACAACAACATTATCAGCCCCATCTTGGTCTGGTTCTTTTGGCGGAGTTGTAAACTTAATCATTCCTACAGCTTTATTAACTGTAAAATCTGTTGTCTCTACATCATCTATGGTCACTTTTACTACATCTGCTATACTTGTAGTATCTAAATAATACTCTGTGCTCTTTCCATCAGATAAAAAACTATTTTTTCTATAAGGAGTTAGACAATTAACATCTTGATACATTTCCCCTCCACCGCTAGGGTATCTATTTATAGTCGTTGTAGGAATATATGTATCTAATTCATTTGCTTCTTTAGCAGTTTCTCCATCAAAACACAAGTAATGTTTTCCATCTAATATATATACTTTATCATTAAAAATAATAAAATTGCTTCTAGCATTATTCATATTATCATTTAATACTTTTAATTCATCTGGTTCGCCAGGAAAGTTATCCCATAAATATAAGATATTTCCAGCATGAACAAGTGCCTTTTCCTTATACATATAAATACCATTTATATTATTACTGTATTTAGCAATCTTTCTATATCCTGGTCTAGTTTCAATACAACTTCCCTGTGTTGAATTATAATCTTTCCATACATTAAGAGCATCAGGACTTCTTGATAAATTAACTAAACTTGGTTCGTTTGCAAAATCTATACCTTTAAAATTAGCATAACTTCTTTTTATTGCTGTAGCCATACTATAACACTCCCTCTTTAAACTTTACTGTAGCATTTCTGGTACGCGAATCCAAAGCTTCCAATTTTCTCTTATATTCTGCATAAAAAGCCGAATAATCGCTAGACGGGTCTGTTTTTAATATATCATTCGCCACTGCGTATGGTAAAATTAGTTGAACATCTTGGTCTATTTCTAATTGAAAATCATTTTCAGTTTCTTCTGTTATTACTTGTGGATATGCTGAATACTCTAAAATGTATTTATATGGAGTCTTTTTACTTATATATATTTTATTTCCAATATAATAGTAGTCTGCTGTTTTAGGATTATTATTTTCGTCTATTGCGTACACATTATTTACTTGATATAAATTACTTGGCAAAGAATATACGTCATATCCATCTTCTATTAAATCCATTACTTCTCTTAACGTTCTTGTCTTTGTTATTTTTTTATTCTGGCTCAATTCTTGATATGCAGTTGAATACAAAAGATTAATTCTATTATATATATCTTCATCTTCTGTTAAATTTTGATTATCTTTTGAATATTCTTCAATTAAACCCAAAGTAATTTTTTTGTTTTCTTCAAGAGTCATTTGTTACCTCCTAAATCATATTTTCAAAATCTTCTTTAATTTGTTTAGCTGTAGACATTGCTATTCCAGGCACTTGATACCCTTTTGTGTTACTAAACAATAATATTTCTCCTTCTTGTAAATTATTTTTCACAAGAGATTCTGTTTCAAAATTTTCTCCGCTTCTTTTTATTTTTGTAGTTAGTACTAAATTTTTCAATTCCTGTTTTATTGTTTTATCTTCATTTTCAAATATTTTGCTTGTGTTTTTTTTCACCCTAATTCCTAAATAAGCTGTAATGTCGGGATTTATATAAAACTTTTCTAATTCTTCCATTTTTATACCTCTTTCTTATGAGTAATTAGATTTGAACTAATACCTTTTATGCTACTTACACCATACTCATATATAAATATAGAGAGGATTTCTCCTCTCTAATCTTAGGCTGGTATTTTTACAACTTGGATTTCATCTTCTGCAATTATTTTAGCACCATAAGTATCTAATCCTCTAACATAATCGCTGAATCTCTTTTCCATTCTACCAGCTTCAACTTTATTTATTTGACCAGCAAAAGCAATAGCTGTTTTACTTCTTACATCGCAATACACATGTGTTTCATCTTTTGCCATATTGTTTGACATTATAACTTTGAAATTATCATACATACCTACAACACCCTTTGAAATTAATTCAGAGTTATTTGTATCTAATTCAATTAAGTTATTTTTAAACACATTGTATACAGCAGGTGTAATTTCAATTACTCCATCTCCACCATCGAAGTTTCTTTCTCTAAGTTTTACAATAGCATCATCTATAGCTGTTTTTATTGCTGTTTGAGTTTTTGCTGTTGCAGTAGTTACATTTGTAGCACCTTTTATTAAGTTTGCTATATATGTATCTCTAGCAACTGCTAATTTGTGAACAGCTTTCTTTTGATATTTTTCAGGTAAACCTGGTACAGATTGTGCTTTATCAACATCTGCAACTTCAAAAGCAAAGTATTTAGCTTGGTCTATTGTTAATAATTGGTCTTTATCAGACATTTTTTCAATTGTGATATCTTCTCCTGTGTAGTCATCAACTGTTGGATCTCCAACACCTAATATTCTAACAGTTTTTGCATATTCGCAATCTCCCTCATACTCTTTAGTACAATTGTCTACCAATTTACATTTTAATTCTAAATCATCTTGAATGTTTTTGCTCCATATTTCTTGTATAAATTTTGTTACTGCCATAATTAATCACTCCTTACCATTTGGGCATTGACCTCTTTATGGCTTCAAATAATTTCGGTCTTTTATTTAATTCATCTCTTGAAAATTGTTTTGCTTCTTCAAAAGTATAAAACTCTTTTACAACGTTATCCGCAGTAGTACCTTTTGATTTAGCACTGCCTGGACTTGCTGGTTTTTCTTTCTTATTTTCTTGTTCAGTTTGTTTTAATCTATTAAACATATCAACTGCTTCAAGTATTGAAACATCACTATTTAATTTACTCCTAAATGAATTGAATTGCTTGTCCGATAATATTTCTAAGCCAATGCCATTATTTTTTAATTCATTTTCTTGCTTGTTAGATACAAGCTTTTCACATAATGCATTAAACATTGCATTCTCTCTTGCACTTCGTTTATCTCTTGGAATAGAAGCAATTCTATTAGCTTCATCTTTAATTTCTTGAATATCGCCTTCATCGATAATCTCTTGTGCATATGCTTTGCCTAAAAGCTCTTCGTCTTTTACATTCGGAGCATTGTTAGCTGGAATTTCATAGAAATCGTTTAATTTCTTTAATATTTCAGTCCTATCTTCTACTCCTAATCCTTTCTTAAGAGCATCTTCGATTTGATAAAGAGATTTGTTTTTTCTCTCATTTTCTCTTCTTTCTCTCTTAAGTCTTGTCTCCACAGCTTTATCAATTCTTGATTGAATTTCTTCTTCTGTAGGAACTTTTTCTACCGTTTCTTCGATAGTTTGTGTATCTTCTTGTTGCAATTCTTCTGTTTCAACTTGTTGTTCATCAGAATTTGTTGTATCTAATTCAACTTCAAATTCTTCGTTATTTTCGATGTTATCTTCCATCTTCTACCTCCCATTTAAAGTCCGTCGACTAATTCCTTGATAGCCTTTTACCCTCTTACACATGTTTTGGAGCATATAAAAAGGAGAGTTTACTTACTCTCCTCAATATCAATTATTATTTCTTTTCCACACTTTTTACATTTGTGTGTTTGTTTGTTGTTCTTCACCTGTTGTACTTGCATTTCCACTATTTTGCATTGCGGGCATTTCATTTTGAACACCTCCATATTTTTCTTCTTCTCCAGTCATTACCTGTTCCATAGCACTATTAATAGCATTAGCTTGCTTTTGCATTTCCATCATAGCTCTTTCTTCTTCATCTCTTTGTTTCATTAATTTTTCTAATTTAGTTTTAGGCATTGTACTGTCGTCATCTAACATACTTACATATTCTTTAAATGTTATATGTCCTGAACCTAGTAAATTTTCTAAAGACCTCTCTTGTGCATATTTGTCGTATGCACTTCTAGGTGTTATATCAATTTTTATATGTATCTTTAATTCTTCTAATTCTTCAGCAGTTATTTTTACTGGTACTTCAGTTGTTTGTTTAGACATAACATCTGTTTGTTCATCAATTACAACAATTCCATCAGTATTATAAGTTTTAATCATTTCAAACCAAATTTCTGCAATATCTTCAATAAATTGTTTATACACATCTAATTGCTCATTAAGTGGTTGTTGAGAAGCTTTTTGTACTGCCAATATAGCTGTTCCAGAGGCTTGTTCTGGGTCTACATTTCCATTTGCAGTATCTCCTGCTCCTGCTAAATCCTGTGTCTTATTTATTAAATCTTCTTGTAAATTATATGCATCACTTGACATGCTCGTTGGCCTTAAATATGAAACGATTTTGTTTACGTCATCTGCTGAAACTTTATCTACTTCAATAGTTGTTCCAACCTTTTCAAGTGCAGATGAATCTGTTATATACGAAGTATTGGCAACTAATTTAGGATATGCAGCCATCATAACAGCTATAGCTCTTCTTGTTGCTGTTTTATTAAGTTCAATTTGATTAGGTATCATATACTTCACTTCGCCCAATCCTCTTGCACTACCTTTAACGTTTTCCCATAACATATGAGCAACAGGATAAAGTGTTAATCCAGTTGATTGTTTTGTCATTATCTTAACTGATTGAGTAGATTTCTCCACAAAAATAACACCATCCTGTTTATAATACTTTGTTAATACTATACACATTGGTGTTAATTCTTCATTTCTTAAATTTGGGTTAGATTGTTCTTGTGTTTGTTGGTCATCAGATATTAATTCAATTAATTCTTTAGAAATGCCATTTTGCTCCGCTTCTCTTTTTACATCTTCAACAGGTCTACGGTAGCTAATAATTATATAAGGTTGATTTTGAATATTATCTTCATTTTCATTTCCATAATAAATATTTTGTTTGTCTATAACTTCACATTTAATATTTCCATCTTCTTCATAACAATGTACAATTCCCTCACCACAAATACAACTATCCTTTGAAGATTCATCTATTTTTGATTTTACCTTTTCTTTCTCCCAAATTCTATTTGCATATGAATTAAGCATCTTGCACACTTTCTCAATTGAATCCATTTGCTCAAAAGTTTCCCATTCGTTAGGATTAAAAACAATCTGATAATCATTTGTTTTTAAATATCCTAATTTATATTTTACTGTTGGCTTAATAACATTATAAACAATAGGTTGCACATTTCCGCTTTGAAGTCCTTCCCATTGATTTCCGTGGTAAAAATTAAAGCATTGTTCTGTTTCTTTATATAGGTTTCTAGATTGATTGTAATTTACTCCTCTTTTATATTCATTCCAAACATCAGTAACTTTTGCTTCATCTCTTTTCAACTATTTCACTTCCTTTTGATTTTTATTCGTCCCATCATAAGAATCTATATTTTGAAGTATTGTGTTCATTGTTTCTATGCTTTTATTTGTTTCTTTTTTTACTTTTTTGTTATGTATTTCTGATTTAACTTCTTCTATAGGATTTTTTATCTTAACACCATTTTCTTTATATTCACTTCCTAGAATAAACATAAAAAAACTTGATATTTGAACAATAAATATCAAGCAAACTATTTCTATAAAATTCATGAAACTATTCTCCTTTTTTCTTTTTAGTTGTACTCTTTTTAGTAGTCTTCTTTACAGTAGACTCCACTTCTGCTTTTAATTTTTCTCTTAATACTTTTTTCTTCATAATTACCTCCTAAATAATAGAGATTTTACTTCCATAATCTCCTTTTTTTATTTTATTTGTATTAAACTTAAATTCACTTTTAAGCTTCTCAGCAATTTCATTAATATCTTTATTTTCAATTAATTTAAAACTTTGTTGTGGTCTTATATAATAAGCTATAGCAAGTGCCATTACTAAATCATCGTGATAACCTTGTTGCGCTTCTGGTCTTCCTTTTTCATTTTTTATAAAAACCAACATTTCTTTTAATGTATCTATATCATTAATTAAATTTATTGATTCTTTTACTATTGTTTGAAGTTGTGCTAATATTAATGGTCTTGTTATTACAGTTGTTTTAAATCCAAAAGACTTCTCCATGCTTTGAGTATATTTATCTTCTTTTTTTCTTACAAATTGTTTAGGATATTTCAATCTTTCTAACTCTTGTATTGGATATGTAGTATAATTCGCTTCAATACCTATAAGAGCCTCATTATAATATTTACCTAAGCAGTACATTTGTCTTGTATATGTTATTTCATCATATTCTTGTCTTAATACTGCTATTTGTTTGCCTGTAATATTGTCTAATACTTGTCCAATAAAATAATCTGATCCTTCTCCTGATGTATCTCCACTGAGTACATAAGGCTTATTTTTTTGTGGTCCTTCATATATCTTTATAGCTCCCTCTTTATCATCTATCCATTCAATATTGCTTATTTTAAGTCCATCATAGTCATATTTAAAATATCCTTGTTTGTATTTTATTTCTGTTAATTCTTGAATTCTATTTATAATGTTTTGCTTATCAAAATAACATTTACCAGTACTAATAAAAGCTTCTTCAGGATTTATAGGATACTCTTGTTTGAATTGTTCTTCATCTCCACCGCAGTTGTTAGCTATACACCATCTTCTCCATGTTAATTGCTCCAATGTCAATCCATAAAGTTTTTGCAATTGTTTTTCTTCTTTTGTCAGTTCAAAATCTGTATAAGGCATCTGATATTCTTGCAATTCATTCCATCCTACAAATAAAGGAACAAAGTCGCTTTTGCCATCTACTGCTTTATCCCACATTTCTTTAAAATATTCATATCCATTTGCAGTTGATTCTATAACAATCATTGTATTTGGATTATTTGGTACTGCTTGTAATAAACCAAGCATGGTTGTTTTCTTATCGCCTTGCCAGAAAGCTAGCTCAGATAAGTGTAAATTATTTATTGTGTCCGACCTACCAACACCCTCTCCTCCAGCTGTCATACATTTTATTTTACTGTTTAACCCTGTCCCCTCTTTATTATTAAAAACTAGTTCTTTTGCATTGCTACTTTTTTTCTCTGGCTTAATTTCGTTTGGTAGTTCATTATACATCAATTTACTCATGTTAAATAAGTTCGTTGTGCTATCTTCTTTATGAGCTACTATTGCTGTATTGACATTAGGTTTAGTAACAGTTTCTTTAAAAAAAATACCTTCCGTTTCTGTGCTAAATCCCATTTGTCTTGCTTTTAAAATAATTATTCTAACAGGCTTATTCTGTTTTTTCAAACTTTTGATAACGTTATAGTATTTTAATTGGGGTTCATTTAATATTAGAGGTATAATTTTGCTATTTTTATCTCTTATTTTTACATACTCTTCTATATATTTTTTCGTGTTAATATTCTTCTTCATCTTCAACTCTTTTTATATAATCTTCATAACTCACCCCGACATTTATATTTTCTTGTTTATCTTTCCATCCATAGTTATTTTTTAGATTAAAAATGATTCCAGTACAACTCGAATCTTTTATTAATCTTTTTTCCAAATAATTCTCAACTTTTAATTTTGCTTTTTTTATTGTGTCAAAAAACTCTTCTTTATTACTATAATTTATTAAATCTTGTCTGCTCATATCTAATGCTAATGCTAATCCTGTCACCGTATAAGGTTCGTTATTGTTATCACAATCTAAAAAATATTTGTCTATTTTTAATTGCATTTCTTCTGCATTATTGTACTTTGGTGGTCGTCCACCTGCATGTTTCTCCGTCATTGTTTCTCCCTCCTATTTTATAGTGTTTTGTTTCACTCTATTAAACATTTCTTTTATCTTCGCAAGCTTCTCTATACTTACAAATATCACATTGCTTTTTAGAGTCTAATATACATTTATTTTGTTTTATTCTTTTTTTATAGTATTCTTCTCTTCTCCATTCAGCAACTATTTCTGCTGCTATAGAACTTCCTTTTCTTTTCATATGCATTCCTCTTTTGATTTAATTTATAAACACTACTCAATATATATAAATCTCTTTATATTCTTTACAGATAGAATATTTAGCTAGCTCCTACTCTATACTTAAAGTTTCCTTACTATCAACGTTCATAGATATTTCTTATATATACTGAATACTATTTACATATTAGAAAATAGAGCTATGTACTTTTATACATAACTCTGCAAAAGAATATTCTTTTTCTAAGATATGTCTGTATTATAGTGGGAATTATACAGCTAACTGTTTTTACTCTTACCGAACCCTACTATACATATCCGATTTCATACGTTACTAGGGAAATCTTTTACTAGAATGATTTAATTACCTTATAACCTAGATTTATAGATTTTTTACGATATATCCATTAACTTCGATATACTTGCTCTATGTCGAGTATATTAGACAACCCTTTATAATTAACATCTAGTATTGCCAAAAGAGAAAATGCAATTGGTGTGTCCTCTAAGAATTGAACTTAGGCACTCTGAGCTTCAATCAGATGCTCTACCAACTGAGCTAAAGACACATATATTAGAACTCACTAGGAAAGCTCTATTGCAAAAATTTATATAATTTTTATAACAAAAGGAGGTGTTTAACCTTTTATATTATCAGATACCTAGTATACTGGTAATAATCATAATTAAAGAGCTGACATTTAAAACATCAACTCTTTGTAGTACGAAAAAATGATTTAGGAGCCTTACTTGCTCTTTATTTTTAGTAGCTCGGACTTATATCTGCTACTTTCACTGATACTATTTTAACACGTTTTTTTACTGTTTTTTTGCCAAATTTATGCCAACTTTTTTTAATTCATTTCCAACTGCATATATTAATTCTTGTTTTCTTCTTCCGAATGTCCTTTCAGACATACCAGAATTGATTATATCCCATTTTGATTTGCTTTGTATGTAATATTTTTCAAATAACTCTTTGCAGTCTTTATTAACTAATTCTAGAGCTTGTACAACTGCTTTGTATTCTTTTATTGATTTCTGCAAATGTTCATCTTCTTGTAATTTTATAACACTGTTAAATACTCTATCTGAAATCGCATATGGAGCTTTTGGCATACCATCTATTCCTTGCCCGCCTAAACTCATTATATCTGCTCTTATATTCATTATATTTATGCAATTATAGTTATATCTTTTTAAACAGCCTTTAGCTTCTTTATATTCTTCTCTGCTTATTTTATTCATTTGTTCTCCTTTCCCATTTTTTACAGGTTTCGCTTCTTAAAGTACAATTTTTATTCTTCTTTAATGATTTGTCTGATATACATATTCCTGTTCCACATTTTCCTAAACCTGCTCTAAAATATTTACAAGTTTCACATATCTTTTCTTTTGTCATAATTTATATCTCCTATCTGTGTTTATTTTTTCTTATAAACAACCAATTATAATTGTTCCACCAACAATTATAATAAAAAATATTATAATAATAGCAATGCCTAATATAGTCTTTTTTCTATCTTCTTTATCTGTTTCTTCTTTTGCTTTTTCTCCATCTTTTAATATTTCATTTATTTCATCTTGAGAATATCCTCTTTCTTCTAATTCTTTAGCAATATCTTGTTCTGTAACCTCTTTACTATTATCATTACCATTATCTTTCATACAATTAAATGCCCACATAGCCGTCCAAAAATTTGGTCTAAACATATTTGTGGAACTGTAAGAGCTAAAATGACTTGGATTGCTATTAACTGTTTGTGTTTTTATATTGCTAGAATTGTATTTACTTGTATATGTTTTTGGTGTTGTATATGTTTTCGAACTTGTACTTGATTTATGCCCTGTTATTGTTTTTCCACTTTTGACTGTTCCTGCACTTTTTGTTGTGCTATGACTTGTGGTACTATGTGTTGTGCTATGGCTACTATGTACACTATGAGAACTATGAACACTATGTGATATACCATATACAATTTTACCTCCCATTAAAATTGTTATTATAAAACTAATTAATATTATTTTTTCCTTCATCTTATCTTTCCTCCTTTATAGGTTCAAATGTAAATCCTTTTTCATCAAAATCAGTTAATTTTGTTTCCCAACTTTCAATAGGTTTCTTTACTTTTAAACTTTCTTTAAAGCTATTTTTGTGCTTTTCCTCATACTCTGCAATTAGTTCTTCTATGTAATCTGCTTCTATTAACATTCTATTATCTCCATATTTGCCCTCTAATCCATCTACTAGTTCTTTTATATCTTCTAATCTTATATATACTTCTGTTCTACCATTTCTGGTTTGCATATCAATTTCTTTTTTTAATCTTTCAATGTTCATCTTTCTTTATCTCCTCTTCTTTTTTTATCTTGTTTATAAAAAAATTCTTTACACATTCTGCACAATTCATTTCTTCTTCATTGTCTACACACTTTATATGTTTGCATACTTCTTCATCTATATCTTCATTTGATATAAATATTGCTAATTTATTTATTAATTTTTCTTGTTCTTCTATTATAGATAACACTATTTTTAAAACATCTACATCACACACAGTAACACCTAAATCATACACTTGTGCTTCTATGTCATCGTTTATTCTATCTATTGCTTCTTCTTTTGTCATATGCTAGTCCTCCTTTTTATCAAATATCTTATCTAAGTCTTCTTTAGAAGCTATTGTTAACCAATACATTGCTAATAATACTATTACTCTTAAGATTGGTATAAAGCAAAATGTATACCACATTTCTTTATTATCTTTTTTCGTATATTTTTTATAATCTATTTCATTTCTATTTTGTAATAATGTTTTTATTGCTTTATTTGAAGCAAAATATATTATTAAAAACACTATCGTACTTTTTATGTAATAACCTAACATTTTATTTTCTCCCTTCTAGTAGTTCTTCTAACTCTAATATTCTCTCATTAATTGCTTTTATTCTGTCTATATCTTTTGCTTTATTACATGTTTTTAACATGTTTTTATATCCTTCTATCTTGTCTTTTACTTTTTGAATCAACTTTTGATTTATATCATTTTGTGCATTTTCTATTACCGTTTTGTATTGTTCATCTGTTAAATGTATTGTATATTTTTCATTATTTAATTTTAGTTCTTCGTTCTCTTTTTGTAGTTTTTCTATTAGATTTAATAATAAGTAAACTTCATTATATGTTAATCTTGCATAACTTCTGTCTTTAACAATGAAATGTATTTTTCCCCATTCTTTTAAAGAATTTACTATTTTAATAGCTTTCTTTTCTTCATCGTTCATTTATTTCTCACCCCTCAAAAATGATAATAACTCATCTGCATACATTGCTTTATCAGTACTTGCCAAATATTCATCATCTGCTGTCTGTATCCATTGTTGTTCTTTACTATCTTCTTTTAATTTTTTTATTAAACTATTTATTTTTTCATTCTCTTTTAATAAAACTTCGTTTATTTCCAATACTCTTTTATAATCTGATAAAATACCTATACTTTCAGTTAAAGCTTTGATGTCTGGATCACAATTTATACAACTTCCTCCAGCACATTCTATTATGTCTTTTTGTTCTTTACGAACTTTTAACATTAATTTTAATTGTTTTATTGTTTCTTCTATACTATTTTCTTTCACTTAAAACACCTCCTCTTTGTATATCTGCTATAATTTCTTTCTTATATATAATTTTAAATGTTGTATATACAATATCAGTTCTAAACCATGACATTTTATTGCATAGCCATTCTAAAAAGTCTGACAAATAATCTAATATTACAAATGGAAATAATAATATATAAGTAATAATATACAAAGCATTCATTGTCTTTTTATGTTTATCAGCCATCTTGCTTGTTATTTTTAAATCTCTTATTTTCATATCTTATTTACTCCTTTTTATCATATTTATCCAATATCTTTTTATTTTTCATTGCTAAATCAACAACAGGTTGTAGAAATTTAGCTAATTCATCGCCTATTCTTTCAACCTCTTCTAAATCAATTCCTTGTTTTGCTAAATCTATTGCTATTTTCATTTTTTCTTCTTCGCTCATATTTACTCCTTTACTACTAAATCTGCTTTAATTAAGTCATATAATTTTTCTAAGCACATATTATCGTTTTCTCTTTCTTGTCTATACACAATCTTTCTATTCCATGTATTTATATAAATATAAGTTGCACCATCTATGTTTCTTTCCGTAAATTTATATTGCCCACAATTATCAAAATATTTAAAACCATAATATTTTTTAAGTTCTTTTAAATCTACTCCGTTCTCTTATTTTTAACATATCTATTCTCCTCCTAATAACTCTGGATTATCGTAAATATTTCCTATTACTTCTATATCATAGTCAATATAATCTCCTAAATTTTCAAATGCGTCTTTTACACTTGTAGTTATTAATATATAAGCCAAATATTCTTCTGACCAAACAATTTGTGCAATTAAAGGTTTTATTGGTATCACTTTGCTGTTTTTATTTGTTATTTTTACGACATCTTCCTCATATATTTCTTTTCCGTTTTTATCGTGTAATCCTGTGTATTGTCCTACTGTTTCTTCTTTAACATCTATTAATCTATTAACATCTGCACAATATATTTTGTGTTCAAATATTTCATTTGGCAATTCACTATGAATATAATATCCATAAACAAAATCATCGCTATCAAGCATTTTTCCTCTAAACTTTATTTTTCTATTCATCTGTTCCTCCTTTTCTTTACTTGCACCATTTGCAATTCTTGTAGCTTCGTTTTCTTCATCATCTAAATCAAATGCCATTTTTTTATTCCTCCTTTCATATTTCTTCTAATTCAACAATAATCTTATTTTCTGTCCCATAGTCTTTTTGAACAAGTAATAATGACACTTGACTATCATCTTTATATGCTAATCCATTTAAAGCATCTAATATTATTTTTGCTATGTTATCTGCATCTGGCTTTTTCGTATACTCAATGTTAGTTATTAATTCTTCTCTTTTCTTTTTACTTATACTTTTAGCTGGTTCAAATATAGCTATTATCTTTGCTTTAAAAGGCTTTGTGCTTAGTTCTGTTTCAATATTGTATTTGCTTTTGAATGACCATTTCACTTTTTCCTCAAATGTACTTGTTTTGGTTGGTGTATACATTCTATGAGTTTTTGCACTATATCTTGGTCTTTGCTTTCCTATTGCTTTTTCATTAATTTGAAATGTGTATTTCACTTCTTCTTTAGCTCCTCTCTTATTAAATCTTGCCAGCTTATTTGATTAGCTTCAAAGTCTTTGCATCTGTATCTACTCTTAAAGTTTTCATCTTCTAGCCTTAAACAGCCTGTGCAGTATTTGCATATTCCTGACATATCTACTAACTGCTTCATTTCTTTTTCCTTTCTAATCAATTCTTGGTATATGTCTTGAATATTCTAAATAATATTCTTGCTCTTTTTCTCGTCTTGCTTTTTCTGCTTTAGCTATTTTTAACTCTGGATTATCTTCAAAAAACTTTCTTCTCGCTCTTGTTATACTTTCAATGCTTATTCCTGAAAATTGAAGATTGTCCATAATCGTTTTAAAACTGTTTTTATACAAAGTTGGTTCTAATTCTTCTATAACTCGTCTTATTAGATAGCCATCGTTTTCTCTAGCATAAGGTTCTGTTCTCAATATCTCTCTTGTTTTATTTTGTACATCTTTTCTTCTCATTTGTTTTCTCCTTTCAGTAATCTTTAAAACTTATTAATTCATTAAATATCGACTCTTTTTCTTTTTGAGATAAATTTATGTAATCATTTTCTCGTTTCATTTCTCCAATAAAAATAATTTTTCTATTTGGCTCTCGCTCGATTTTTTCTTTGTATTTTTTTAATAAATTAATATATATATAATTATCATCTAAATTAACATTCTCATCTTCATTTACATCTACATTATCATCTTCATTATCATTAAGGTTTTTGTTTGCTTCTTCTTGGGTTTTGCTTAGGTTTTTCTCTGGTTTTTCTTGGGTTTTCTTTTTAGGTCTTCCACCTTTTTTCCCATTTTCTACACTTGCCTTGTATCTAGCATTTGCGCTATCTATATTAGGTTTTATTAATATAAACATTGCCTTCGCAATTCCATCTTCAATTTTTGGTTCTTTTTCTGTAAATGAATAATCAAATATTGCATTATATAATTTTAATTGTTCTTCTTGAGGTATATTTTTTATTGCCTCATAGAAACTTTTATAAAAAACTATACTTTCTTTCATGTCGTTTTTCTCCTTTTGTATAATTAAAGGGTAATGATTTATTTTGTCATTACCCTAGTTGTCTAATATTCTTTTGATTTTTCATATTCAATACTTATATTAGTTCTCCAATCATTATCTAAATTAGATAAATTGCTGCTAATAAATGAATCAACAAATTTGTCTAGTGTTGCTTTTTTATTTAACTCTTTTCTAATAATTTCTTGCATTTTAGGTCTTTTTTCTTCTACTAACTTTTTAATTTCTTCTTTCACAACGTCTTTAATCATTTTGTTTACATATACTTCTAAGAGAGTATATTCGTTATCACGGCTATAACTACTTATACAACCATTTTTATCTACTTTTGTTTCTAAAACTGTATTTACTAAGCCGCTTACAACCTTGTCTTTATCTATTGATTCAACAATTCCAGTCATTACAGTATTTTTAATTGCCTCTGCTAAATAATTATCGTCTATATCTAAGTTCAATCCTACAATATTACTCATTCAAATTTCCTCCTATTTTTTATAAATAACTTTTTCCTATTAATTTTATAAAATCATCTCTAGTATGATTTTTTTCGTATTCTTTTTGATATGTTCTTTTAAGTTCTAAATCCATTGCTCTATTGTTATGTACTGACCTATCTGACATATTATGCTCTTTATGACATAAGCCAGCACAGAATCCATTCTCAATTGAAATTCGCCTATTTGCAGTACCAAAGTAAACCTCATGAATACATTCTGCTGGTCTACCACAAAAGAAACATTTGTCTAAATTATTCATTATTGAATATCTTTTCATTTCCATTTCTCCAACAAACTATTTATTTCATTTTCTGATTTAGTTTCTATATTCAAACTTTCTGCTAATTCAACTAATAAATTTATTAATAAGCTCATTTCTTTTGTGTTATATGTTGAACTTCCATAATAGCAATTTACTCTTATACATTTATCTTTTCTGCTAACCTCTTGAACTATAAAACCTAACCCTTGCCTACTCCAGATTCTTTCAAAGTTTTCAAATGCTTTTTCTTCTATTATCATTGGTTCAAAAGAACCTATTTGCGTTATTGCATCTTTGTAAACTATTTCTTTTGTTGTAACAGTGCCATCTTTTGATAATTCTTTTGCTATCTTGTCACATAATACCCAGCAATAAGCATTAGCATTTAAACTTCTTTTTTCTGTATATTCTTTTAATTCAAATTCTTTATCTTTTGTTTGTTCTATTAAGTAAGTTATTAATTTGTTTGCAGTTCCTACCATTTCATCACCTACTCGTTTTCTTCCGCTAATTTCTTGTCACTCTTCTTTAATGCTTTTTCTATCGTTGAATAATCCTTAACATCTAATATTTTAGGTAAATTGCCTATTCTTGATTTTTTTACAATTGCTTTTGTTTCGTCTCCCGTCTTTTCTAGTTGTATTACTATATCCATTAAATACTCAACTATATCTAGTGCATCATATGTAAGTCCTACAGGTTGCATTTTTCCATCTTTGGTATCCCACATATTCCTTGCTCTTGCTATAAGAATTAAATTCATTGGCACATCTTTTAATTGATTTAATACTGTCCTTGCAGTTTCTCTTCTATATGCATACCATTTTGTTTTTTGTAATTGATTTAATTCTCCAACTTTCTTTCCTATCATTTGCTCATATTTTTTGGCACTTATATCTTCTATGCAGTCTAACAAATCTGTAACTGGGTCTACAATTAATGTTTTTCTGTCTGGATATTCTCCTTTAAGAATTTCCTCTATTAAGTTTACTGTTAATGATGCAGCATTGCTTGCTTTAATGTTAGTCTTATCTATCTCTGCTTTGTAAAAATCAAATTGTTCTGCATATAGTCTTGTGCTCCCCTCTAAATCTATCACTATTGGGTTTGGTGAAGATAAAGCAAATCTACTCTTTCCACTTCCACTTTCTCCCCAAATCATTATTTTCAAATTAGCATCTTCAAGTGTTGCTTTTTTTGCTAGCATTTTGATTCCCCCTCTTCTAATCTTCTTTTAAATTCTTCTTTAAGTTCTTTATCTTTAATATGAATATTAATTAATTGTTTATCTAAAATAGCTCTTTCTTTTATTAATTGTTCATTTGTATATTCTTTTATTATTTCTGAATATTTATTTTCCATATTCTTACCTCCTAAAATTGGCTTGCCCAATACTCTTTTTCTAAATTCCTTTGTTCTTTTGCTTCCATTCCAGAGACTCTTTTTTCTAACTCATCTCTTTCGTCTATGTATTGAAATTTAAGTGCTTGTATATCTTCTAATATGTCTTTTTCTGTTGTTTCACTCTCTAATGTATCCAAACTTAAAATCAAATTATCTAATTGATAATATCTTTCTTCCATTTTTCCTCCTTGCAATTCTCAAATAATTATGTTAATATAATTAATGAGAATGTTTATATAAATGTTTTTGTTTGCATACTAAAAAGATTTAGCGGTCTTTAGTATGCTTTTTATTTTGTTTTTTAAATTTTCTATATTGTTATATTGTTGCTTATTTAATTCTTTTTCTATTTCATTTAAGCAGTCTTTTACAGAATCTATTTCTGCTCTTAAATCTTTATTTTCATTATGTACTGTTAAGTTCTCCTCTTTTAATTCAGTCTTTATTTTCATTAAGTCCTTTATTAAAATGTCTCTGTTTTGTATCATAGCTTTTTGATTTGCTATCTTTCTATCTTTTCTTGTTTTAATAATCATTATCTTTTACACTCCTTTAAATTTAATTTTAATTTTGCTAATGTTATAATGTGATATATGTAGCATTTGTCTAGCTTGTCCATTTCTTTTTCACTTCCTTTCTCTATTTAAATAAAGTTGCTATTAATGTTGCTATTGAAAAACCTAATGCAAACCATTGAAAGCCATTAGGTTTGTTATTTTTTTCTTCCATACTTTCTCCTAAAATACAAATATTCCGCTTTTTACTAAAAATGCTACAAATAAAATACTATAAGCTAATATTCCTGCTATGCTTCCTAATGTTTCTTTTACGGCTTTTTTATATGCTCTTTTGTATATTGCTTTTTCTCTTTTGCTCATCTTCATCTTTTATTTTTCCTTTCTTCGTTTAATTTTTTTAGTTCTAATAAGATTAGAAACTCTATACTCTGTTTTTGGTTTGTCTTAGGATTTATTCCCATATCGTAAAGCTTTACTGCAGTTTTATCTGCTATTTGTTTTCCTCCAGAAATAGTTGGAAAATCTTTTTGATTAAACTTATCTCTTGCCCATTGTGTTGAATGACCTCTTATCTTTGCATACATCTCTGGTGTTATAGTGTCTGGTGCTTCTTCAAATGTCATTGTTATTTCTTTCTTTACATTCAAGTAATCACTTCCTTTCTTTTTGTCCGTGTCGCAATTCGTTTTTAATTATCTTATCGATAATTTTTTTATTTCATAAAAACGTTAGTTTTTATTTGTCAATATTATTTATAAACATTTTTGCACAATATTTTGTGCTTATTGGTTAAAAAAAATAGTTACAACTTTTTTATCTAAGGCTTTTGCTATTTTTTTCATAACCTCATATGTAACGTTTGTGTTTGCTTCTGTTTCTATTGCAGATATTGTATTTCTTGACACTTCTGATTCTTCTGCTAATTTTTCTTGTGACCATCCCTTTAATTCCCTATAATGTTTTACTTTATTTTTCATTTTTTCACCTCTTTCTTTTGCACAATATTTTGTGCTAACTGAATACATTATACACTTTTATTTTTCTTTGTCAACTATTTTGTGCAAACTTTTTTATTTTTTTTCAAAAGTATTGATTTTTTGCACAATGTATTGTACAATATTTTTATTGAAAGGAGTTCAAAATGTATATTGGAGAAATAATAAAAGAATATAGAGTAAACAATAATTTATCTCAAAGAGCTTTTGCAAGTAAAACTTCTTTAAGTCCTTCATATATAAATACATTAGAAAAAATATATAATCCTAAAACTCGGAAAACCTTACTCTGTTACTACTGATGTTGCTAATGAATTAGCTTATGCAATGAATATATCTATAGAGGAACTTTTAAAATTATTAAATAAAAATCAAACATTTGAATTGAATATAAAAACAGATGCATTAGGTAATCCTGTAGTTACTATTCCTATTTTAGGCACTGTCAAAGCTGGTTATGATTATCTTGCACAAGAAAATTGGATTGGTGCTGTTGATGTAGATAAGAAATTAGCAGATGGAAATGAATTATTTGCTTTAAAAGTTCACGGCGATAGTATGTCTCCTGTTTTAATAGAAGATGATATTGTTATTATAAAGAAACAAGACGACTTTGAAAATGGTGACATTGTTGTTGCTATTGTAAATGGAGATGAAGCTACAATAAAAAAAGGTAAGAAAAATGAAAATAGTATATTACTTCAACCTTTAAATCCTAGTTATGAACCTTTGATTTTTACATATGACGAAATGGAATCAATTCCTGTAAAAATTATTGGAATTGTAAAACAGCTGAAAAGGGAGTTTTAGTTATGAGTTTTTTTAGTAAAATATTCTTCAAAAATAGTAAAAAAGTTGATGGAAGCTTATTTTCTAATGATTACGATTACTATCCAGATAATCTTAGAAAAAGTTTAGAGCTTGATGATAAATATAGACAGATATTGAATACTCACTTTAAACTACTAGAAAAAATTAAAATTAATTATACAGTAGTTATAAATTTAGGAGATGAGTTTAGTCCACAAATGGATGAAATAATACAAGATTGCAAAACTGATATTTCCTTAGCACATCAAATATATGATTATTATTTTGAACGTGCTAAATTAGATAATATGTCTATTGAGGATTCTCTTCCAATGTATGATAGCTTTAAAAGATTAGCTATCATATATGAAAAACGAAAAGAATATCAAAAGGCTATTGATGTATGTCAAAAAGCTATTAAGTTAGGTTTCTACAAAGACGGAACAGATGGCCAAATGCCAGGAAGAATAGCTAGATTATATAAAAAATTAAATAAATTAGGATAAAAAAGAGAATTATGCTCCCAGTTTGCGACACGGACATAATTCTCACTCATAACCACTATTGAAAGTGATTACTTTATTAGTATATACGATTAAACTTTCATTTTCAATAGTTTATTAAAAATTATTTTAAATGGAGGTATTTTTATGAAAAAAAGAGCTAATGGAGAAGGTACGATTTATAGAACTATACAAAAGAATAAAAGAAAAGTATTTTTAGAAGAAATGTGTTCTATTTGCAAACATTGCGAACAAAAATGCAACAGAACACAATTTGAAAAATGTGAAAAATGTTCTAATTGCACAGAATGTCTGAATTATTGTGATAGATATTATTGCTATAAGGTAACAAAATCTCAAATAACAGTAAATAAACAAAGAAAATCTTCTGGCACTGGCAAAAATTCTACAGAAGCAAAACAAAAAAAAGAAGAAACTTCGCACAAATTACGTTTAAAAGAATTAATGATAAATGGAGATTTAACTTTATCTGAAACAATGAGAACATTAGAAGAAAACAAACTAAAAGCAGGTTTAAAAGAAAATTCATATAATAGGAATATAAGTACTATATCTTTAATTGAAAACTATAATCTAGCATATTTTAAAATGTCTGAAATAACAAAAGAGGATTTTGTGCTTCTGATGACAACTCTTGTAGAACAAAGAATGACTCAATCTTGTATAGACAAAGTTTATGATGAAATCCATCAAGCTTGCAAATATTGTAATATTGATAATTATGTTTTTAATAATATTACACGTTCTACATTTTTTAGTGATAAAGAACCAGAAGAAGTAACTGCATTTACTGTTAAAGAAGAAAATAAAATTCTTCAATATATAAATTCAAATGAAAATAATCTTGTAAATTCAAACAAATGTAATATTGACTCTAAAACAATAAAAAATATTATAAAATTTGGCTTTGCTACTGGTATGAGAATTGGAGAAATATGTTCCTTAGATAAAAACGATAGTATAAATATGGAAAACAAAAGAATAATCGTTAAGCATACACTTACAAAAGATATAAACAACAATATTGTAATAGGCAATTCAACTAAAACTGGAAGAAAGAAAAGGCAAAAAAATAAAAGAGATATTAGATATGTTCCTTTTAATATTCTATTTGAAAGTAAAGAAGTTGAGGATATTATAAAAGAACAAAAAGAGTTATCCACATCTAATCTACTATTTTCAGATAAAAATGGAGAAATAATTGCTCCATCTTCAATCAACAATATTTTTAAAAGAATTTGCAAAGAAATAAATATTCAAAAGAATTGTAAAATTCATATGTTAAAACATACAGCTGTAACAAGAATGGTTGAGAATGGTATAGATATTTATGTCATCTCAGAAATTGTTGGAACATCTGTAAGAGTATTGTCTAACACATATGCTCATATTCTCAATGATTTTATTGATAAAGAAATTGAAAAGTCAAAAAATAATAGAAAAAGCAACAATATATCATTAAACAATGAAAGTAAAATAAAGGGAAAAATAATTCAATTTAAAGCTTATTGTTAA